TTTTGCTGAGAACGAACAGAGGCGGCTTTGCGCGCGGCTCTTCTACGTTTGGCTTTCCGCTTTTTTCTAATGTCACTGGCCATGTTGAAAACACCGGATTTTAGTTTCGTCAATCTCTGAAGTTAGATAGTCGATATTGCGCAGCGGATCGATCAAGGGACCGTCTTGGGTGCGTTCCCATTCCTCGACATATTCTGCGGCAATGTCGCTGGCCCAATGGTGGCTTGGGGGGATGTGGTAGTACCATGACACGCCGTCGGTTCTCCTTGCGTTTGGTACTGTGTAACGAATGCCGACGTGATCCGTCAACCTTCTATTGTTTCTAGCTTGCATGCGGGCGAACGCAAACAGGTACTGTTTTCCAAGTCCGGGACTTGGGCGAAGCGCTTTGCCCCCTTTGTCAAGGTAATCGTAGACGTATGCGCAACACGCCGCGACGCTATTTGGCGTCTGATACAGCGAGTTGCCCTTGCGCCACCCGTATTGAACCTGCGCGAAGTCGAGCGGTTCAACAGGGGGCTTTCCCTTGAAGAACTGCAAGCTATGCCAGTGGGGACGACCGGTCTTGTCGCCGTACTCCCCCACTGTGAAATGCTTGAAGTCGTATTTCCTGCGACGACTTTTGCAGTAGTCTTTGAAATGCTCGTTATCGAGTGCGAATGCCCGATCATCGAGATGCTCTTCGTCATAGGTCAGCGTAACGAACCGAACGTAGTCGGACGTGAACGCCTCAGCCGCAAGACGGCCTAACCAATGTTGACGGAAGATCGATTTACAATGTGGGCAATTCATCTTTCGACACCTGACTTTCAAGCCATTTATGATTTGTGGACTAACACAAGCGTTAGTCCCCTGAGGTGATATATTAGTCAAGTCTAATACACATACAGGGGGAACGCCGCCTTCAACGCGGCTTTTGAAGCGTTTGGATAAACGACACCGGAGCGGATGTCGTTAACCGTCTCGCAGGGGACGTAAACGCCTAGTGCGGCCTTTACATGGCCGCTTAACACGCGCGTCAGAAATGCCGCTTCGACGTTACTAATGTAACCGGTACCGTGTTCCCAAAACAGCATGTTATGGGCCACTTCGAAGGCAATCGGAATGTCAACGGATTTGCACCATTTTTGCATTCTTCTAGCCGCGTTTATCGTTATTAGTCGTTCGACTTTCAACTCTCTTACGTCTGCCAATTCGAAACCCTTAGCTTCCACGTATTCGTCAAATTGTTCGACAATGTCGAACCGCTCATCGGCACTTGAAACTCCAATATATGGAGTTTCCGTTTCAAGTGCCTGTGTTCCGCAGGTCTCTAATTGCCAGACATAACGCCTCATTTGTTCGGGCGATTTGGACAGCATACGCAGACAGGCGTTTTCACTTTCGGCTGTGGCCTCACGTCTTGGGAACGCCGTTACCATCGGTTGACCGATGTTTTTGCGATGCTTGTCGATCGATCTGTTTTGAACCACTCGCAGGGCGTTTTCAAAGTCTGATGCTTTGTCGCCGGCTCGGATATGATCGTCGATTTTGGCATCGACCCGACCCAATTCCTTGACCAGAGCGGTCATGGCTTTTTGAACTCCCTCATCTTGGAAATACATGCTTGTGCGAGCGCGCTCACGGCGCACCGCGTTTTCAATCAGTTTTTTATACCGGTCGTTCATATGTCTATCACTTTCATTTGTCCTTTGGCGTCACGCACCATTGCGGGGACGCCGTCGTGTTTACGGATTGCTTCCAGCGTCCGTTGGATAAAATGCTTTTCGTCCTCTGTGACGAACAGTTGCATTTGTTTGAAGCCCTGTTTTTTCATCCGTTGGCGATGCAGTTTCTGACGTTCTGCATTCGAAAGAGGGGCTTCCAGTTTTGGGGCCATTTCAAGCTGTTTCGGGTGTTCTTGGCGGGTCCAATTCATGAATATCTCCAGTTGCTACTGTTACTAATATAGGCACCCTTTGACCCTTTGGCAAGGGAAAGGCCCCCGAAATCTCTTAAGGGGGCCTTAAATCGCTTCTTTTTGGGGCCTTTGTTAGTTGCCCTTAAGTCGTTCCGCCTCAGCCGCTAGACGCGCCTTGAGTAATGCGCCTCGATCTTTCAGATGCCGGTCAATGCGTTCCGCCTCTGTGTCAATGGCGTCTGGTACTTCCAAACTTGCCAGTGTCGGACCGCACGTCCGGTAGGTGACCATGCGCGGCTCTATCTGCGCACGCACGCGATCCAGTCGCTTACGGAAGCGCAGCGCCGGAACGCCGGTCACCGTGCAGGGGCCGGAAAATTCCAGAACTTCCCCCTCACCGACTTCGACGGTTTTCGGTTTGCCTTTCGGCTCTTTGATCTGAACTTTCCCGCTCTCAAGGAATGTCAGTGTTTCACCCTTATTAACGTCCATTTCACTCTCCCTTTAGTTGTGCGACGTCAGATCCTGGCTCAACCTGTGGTTCGGTCTCCCCGTCGCTTCCGTCGTCTTGATCGTCAACCACATCGCCCGTAGTCGCTGGCTCGTTCACGGGTGTACCCGTGATCCGTGCTGTGTCGATACGTTCCATGATGGTGTCATAGTCGTCCGTGGCCTCACGAAGTTGCGGACCAATGAACGTGTTGCCGGAGATACGACAGTCAGCCGCTAGGCTGAATTCGTAATTGTCCCCTGTTGTTTGCAGGAAAATGTCCTGCGTCAGGTCTGTTGTCAGCCAGAATTCTTTCGACAACTGAGGGTCCACAGGCTCGGACGCCCACACCCTGTTGCGGTCTTCCGACCATGGGGCAGTGGGGTCCGATTTGTAGAACTTGCCACCCAGATTAAAGCGCCGACGGACATGGCCGTGATTGAGAGGCGCATACCCACCGACCCCATTGGGGTCCGTGTGGCGGGTGTCAAAGTGGCTGTTTTCGACTATCTCGACCGCTTGGGGGTCCAAGCTATCCAACAGCCGATCAGGTCGCCGTGTATCGTTGTCCCGAAGGAACAAGTAATCGGACGACCGTTCCCAAAATTGCTCAGGTACGCACTCGACCTGAACCACCACGATACCGCCAGAATTGGCTTGTGGTGTTCTGAGTTTTAGTGTTGCGCCAGCAACGCCGCGCGTTGCGGACACGTCAAGATTGTTCGCTTCCGTGCTAAACCGCTGTGTCATGCCGAAGGGGACCTTCACCCTGTCGATCAACATCGGTTTAGCTTGCGAGATCGTCGGGACTGAAACGCCCGACATCAGCAAATCAACCAGATCGTCGTCGTCAATGCCGCTGTATTGATTGCGGACGCGCGCCCAAGCCTGTGTTTGTTTGGCCATCTCGATATTGGCCAATGTGACCGTTATGCCGTTTTCTTCCAATTCGGCATAAATGTCTTGGCCCCAGTTTCGAGTGCTATCGATCTCTGGCGGCAGGTTTGGCGACGATGGCGCAAACTGTTGAGGGTCACCGTCCAACCCGCGCGAGCCGATGGACACGAGCGGGATTTTGGCCTCTGCCAATGTCAGAGGCACTTCCCCTTCCATTTGGGCCGTATCGAACGAAGCCTTGACCATGGCCATCTGAGGATTGTCAAAGAACGCAGGAACAAGCCCTGACGTGTAGTCGTCTTTGACACTTTCCCACAGTGCCTCGGACCGTTGACGACAACGGAACTCGAACACTTTTTGATAAGCCTCGTAATAGTCCGCTGAAACCGTTGCGTCGTCGGCTGTGGCATGAAGCCCAGCCGCTACGAATAACGGATCAATGCTGCCCGCTGTTCCGAACGGCATCGACTTGATGAAATCCAGCGTTACGCCGTCGCGTTCTGCCTTTTTCTTATCTGCGCGGTTTAGCGCATCCATCGAGCCGTCAAAACGGTCGAAAGCCAGACGCGGAACGAAATAGGCCGTGAACACCGCGTAAACGGTATTCATGAGCAAACCGGACGTCTCGTCCATATATGCCCGCACCTGACACATTGTCGTTTCAAGTGCGTCCTCTCGTTCCAGAGGTATGAAAGCCAACGGCTGAGCGAAGCCCGCTTTGCCGCTTGTAACCGTCCGTACAACGTCCGGTCGCGCTATTCGCGGGAACCTTACCGGCTGAGTGTTCAGCCGTTCAGTCAGCGCCATAGCCGTAGTGCCTTTTAGATTTTGCATCAGTAATATCCTTTGTCTGATGTTGGTATCTTACCGCGACGAAGGTCGCGGTACTCTTTCATTTCAGCCTCTTTCGACATGTTGCGCTTGATGAACGCATCTCTGCGCCCATCCATGCGGTCTCCAAAGTCTGAAATGTGTTCCCATGCATCAAGATACGTTGAGGGACTTAAAGCCCCAGCATATGCATCTATGAAGCCATGGGTTCGGGGATCAGTGTTTTCTTTCACGATCCCCATTCCCAACTCACCGAGTTGTCCTGTTTTGGCCGATCCCCATAATTCCGCTTCCGCTTCAAGGGGATCGCCCATGGTGTCATAAGCCGTGTAATTCGGCTGTATTCCCGCAGACCCCACACCGAGAGGGGCAATTCCGGCTGTCCTAGCCACCAAGTCAGGACTTGCGGGGTCTGCGGCTATCGTCGGGGCCGTACCAGCCCGACGAGTAATCGGCGCAGCCGTTGGCACTTCTTGCACGGGTGCGCCTTGTAGGGCCGCTTGCCTTTGGCCAAGCTGGCCCCTAATCGACTGTGTTTCCGCTTGCGTAAGGTCGATTTGGGCATCCATTAGGTCTCTTTGCTGTTGCTGGCTCCAGTAGTCGCTAACTCCTTGTACAGCAGCCGCCGCAGCCATCGACCCAAAGTCCAGATCGCTTGCGCTCGCCTGAGACCCCCAGCCCGATCCGCCAGTGGCTTGAAGAACCGTTAACGGGTTGAACCCCGCCGCTTGCGCGTCCTTTACCATTTTCTTCAAGTTGACGCTTTGGCTCGTTTGCGACTTGGACCGGCCCAGTATGCCGCTCACCAAAGACGAACCCACGCTTGCTCCAATTGTGGCTAGAAGTGACATTTGAGCACGCTCCTACTGTTGTTAAAATCAATGCTACGCATATGCTTTTTCCTGTTCTCATTTTGTTAACACCAAACGCGGAAACGTTTGGCCCTTTTCAGTTTTTGTATGTTTTCCGGTACACGACCGGTCAAACCCATTCTTTCCCTTTCTCTCCTTTGTTT